AAGTTACCACCAGTATACAGGTTATGGGCGACAGTACCAGCAAGAGTCCAGCTATACCAAGCTGATTGCTCTCGTTGTGTACCGCTGTCATAGTACTTGTACTGGTACAGGATGTTCTCCCCTGTCTTAGCGTAGCTTACCAGACCAAGCTGTGCAGAGTTAGCCACCTTGTCAATGTCTTTCGGAATGAACTCAGGAATAACCCGAGTCTGCTCAACCACTTTAGGAGGAACAGTCTCGTCCTGAATGATCATCTCAAAAGCTCTGGTGTGAGCTGCACTGCCTGTAGTGAACATGATTGATGTACCCAGGTCAACAGGCTCAACAGTAGGGCTACACTCATAAGAGGATAGCTTCTTAAGCTGAGCAGTGGCTGGGGCAAACCTATCAGAATCAGTAAACAGCATGAACTGAGCTGACTCACTAAACAAGATCACACCCTTCTGGAGGGGGATCACATGGTTTAGAATAGCAGGTTTGATGTCAGACGCAGCAATGTCGATAGGGTCTGCATCGCTGACAGTGATAGCAGAACTAATAAAGAAATTAAAATAATCAGCAGGCTGACTAAGAATGACGTTCTCACCACTGATAAAGCCTAGACGGTTGCGATAGAAGAAGATGTCTTTAATACCTTGACCAACAAAGGTAGGATCAGGATTGGTTTCTAAGTCTCCCACTTGGCGATCAACCCAGGTGTTTCCGAGGGGATCACTAGTGTCAAGACGCCTAAAGCTGAACGTGCCATTCCTGTTGTTGACCAATGCATGAGGCATTGTATCATAGTCAAGACCAGCAGTAATACCAGGAGCCACAGTCTCTTCCCAAGAACCTGTACCCTTGGTACCACTGTCAGCTACAAACTTGACGTAGTAGTCATCAGATTCAGATTCTTCTGTGTTAGAGACTTTAGCAATGTATCCGTCTTTACAGCTAGATGGAAGCTTTGATACGTTTGGTACAGAGTCTTGGATAACAACAATGGAATCGTTTACTGTACCACCCCTAGCCTCAATAGTAAAGGAAGAGCCAGAACTAATAAACAAACCATTACCAATGATCTCTACGGTAACACCGACACCGCCATAGACAGACGTGATGCTGTCCTTCAGACCGCCAAGAATACTGTTAATGCTAAGAGTACCTTCATCAGGATTCTTAGGAGTTTGGTAGAATCCTACACCAGAATCAACATAGCTTTCGTAGCTTTGAGTATCCTCAACAGTGACGGTGTAGTTTTGACCTGAAACGTTTACAGTATATGACGCACTAGGACTAACGTTAAACCCTTCTTCTTGAAGAACTACTTCGGCAATGTACTGAGTACCATACCGAGGGTAGTAATGGTTAGGGTCAACACTATGAGTAAAGTAGTTAGAGTTAACCGTTACAGTAAACCTAAGTCCTGAGTTCTCATCATAAACTTCAGTCTTACCTGAAAACTCAGAGTTACCACCAACGCTGTGTATGACTTCCCAAGTACCATCACTAGTACCTGATTTAACTACCTTCAAAGCCTTGGCTCTGTACTTAGTAGTAGTTGAAAGGTTAGAACCATTGATAGCAACAACATACTCAGCATTGTAAGCTACAGTCTGTACTGTAACAAATGCGTAGTTGTTCTGGAAAGAAGCCGTAGTACGTGCTGTACCTACAGTCTTTTGAGGATTAGTGATCAGAGTATAGTCCCCAATAGTCTGGAGACCATAGGGTTGTGTAGCACCACTAAGATAGCTGTAGCTACCAGAAGCTACACTGACTGTCTGCTCAGCTCCTGTGAACAGGTTCCAAACTCTGATACCACTACTTGTGATTTGTCCAATAAATTTTTCGTCAGAATCTCTAACGATCTCAAACCATTGACCACCACTCGTCGCGTTAGCAAGAGCACCAACGAACTCACCAGGAGCACGCTTAGACAGGCCAAAGGTTACATCAGGATATGCATTGTTACACGTCCTAACTTGACCAGGGAACTTAATAAAGTCTGGCTGTTGTGAGACGCCTCCAAGAAAATTGGGAATACGTTGGTTAATAGATGCCATCGTTAACGACTAAGAGCTTGGAATGGTTTATAGCTGGTGTAAGGATTCCTCAGATCACTGGAGTTAAAGATGTTATAGTCAGCTTGCTTGGTGTCATACTCAAGAGCAAGAGCACGGAGCAGAGCCTCATCAGCAGCAAGCAGCTTAGATGCATTCTCATCACTCACCATACGAGTGCTAGCGATTCTAGCAGCACGTGCTGAGATGTAATCACGGAAAGACTGAGGGATATCAGGAAACTCAAAGAACCAAACTACATCACAATACAAAGTATCAATGTTTTTAAACTTGTAAGAGTGAGAGTAACGGTCATACAGTTTACCATTACGCTGAATCACATCATAGTTATCAGCATGTTTGTAACGGTTAACATCTAGTTGGAGAACAGTGGGAGGGATGAGAACTTCATCATTTGTGTCTACCACAAAAGGAAATTCGTATTCAGTATTGTAAACCCAACCCTCAGACTGAACTTCACGACAAATCTGCCGGAGAGTATTCTGAGCAATAGCAACTTCAGGGCTTTGGGTATCTAGTGTATTGACAGGAGACTCGCCTACACTCATGAGAATGTAGTTAACAGCATCCAGTTCGGTGGACGTTGCGTAGGAAGGACTTGCCATGATAATAAAAAAGGGAGCCCGAAGGCTCCCCAGTATACAACAAAAAAGTTAAATCAGAAAGCAGCGTCAGCAGCTGCACCAGCGAACAGCTCAACGCAAGCAGCAGGGTTCAGGTAATCAGTACCCATAGCCAGACGGCCCAGGATCACGTCACCCTGATAGATCACGGAGACGTCACC